GAGCAGCCGTTCGCGGAATGAGAACTAGAGGCGGAACCACAAAAGATTCTGACCTTGATTCTATTTTAGCCAATCTTACTGCTGCTCAAAACAAACTTAATAAGGCCAAAACAAAAGAACTTACAATTGAGCAAAAGATTATTAATGCAATGCTTAAGAAGTATGGTTTATCTTTGATGACCGCCAAAATTGAAGCGCAGGCAACTGCTGCTTCTATTGAAGCTAATCTTGAACGTCAAGGAACAATTGCAAAAGCAGCGCCAACTGTATCCCTAGCAGCGCAGGGCGATGGCTCGGCAGGTACTTCTTCAATTGCTAACGCTGTTCACCCAAACTTCCAAGTAATAATTAACGCTGAACACGGAACCGCCGATGATTACAGCGTAAAAATTCAAAATGACTTAAACACTCTTGCCCGCCGTCGAGGTGGAATACCTATTCAACATCGGACTAGATAATGGCTAAATACGATGGGGTCACAGCACCAACGCTGCAAGTGCAATTCTTCCTAAGCTCCACTTGGACAAATGTTTCATCTGATGATGTCCTAGAGGTTTACATCAGGCGCGGCCGCCGCCAATACGAAGTCTTGGCAGAGGCAGGCGTTGCCAGCATCAAGTTCAATAACTATTCAGGCAAATATGATCCTGATAACGCCTCAAGCACTTATTATCCAAATCTCAAGGCTGGCCTACAGGTTCGCATTCAGGGAACTTGGTCATCAACTGCCTACACGCTATTTCAGGGCTTTGTCGAAACCAATGTGGTAAATCAAGGCCATTACCCAACTGTCACGATGAATCTAGTTGATGGCCTTGGCTACATAGCTGATGCCACAGCGCCAGTCTTAGCAACATTACAATTTGAGGAAACTGCCGCAACCCGCGTAGGGCGGATGCTAGATATTGCAAGTTGGCCAAGTGGCGGTTCTCGCTCTTTAACCGGCACTGTGACGATGGCAAAAACTATCCAAGGCAAATCCTGTTTACAGATGATTTTCCAAGCCGTCAATACCATCGCAGGTCGCTTCTATATTTCAAGAAGTGGCGTGGCAACGCTAGTGCCATTATCAGATAAATTCTCACGCCCAACGCAGCTTCTATTTAGTGACCAGGGCGATGCCAATTCGCTGGACTATCAGGGCCTTGTTGTTGACCCAGGCACTTACTATGTCGTCAACCAAGCCGTTGTCGATCGCGGGGCATCTGCCACTGTCACCTCTACCTATAACCCAAGCAAGACCGCCTATGGCCTTGTTTCAAAGACCTTTGATGCGCCTATCGTCAATTCAACTAGCGCAACTAACTTAGCTCTATATCAATCACGCCAACAGGCAGACCCAGTTACCTATGCCAAGCAGATAGATTTCAGCGCACTTAATCTAAATACTTTGAACCCTGATTTCCTAGCCTGCGAGATTGGCGACCAAGTTAGTGTCAAGCGCGAAACTGTTGATAGTCGTTTCCTGACTTATGATTTAGTCATTGAGGGAATGACCCATAAGATTAACAGTGACGATTGGAAAGTCACATTTCATACATCGCCCATCAATCCATACTCAATAACGATTTAGGGGTAAGCGATGCCATTATGTCCACAGATAACTAATACGCCCGTCACGGTCACACAGACCGGCGATTTTGTTGTGACATCTGTTGTGCCTCTTATTGCTGACACTACCGATGGTCTGGCAAACAACTTTGAATCTATTGAAATCTTGGCAGATGGCAAAACGAAGGTTTATCGCCAAAATGATGAGCCGACAGGCGCAGGCATAAATGATGGCGACCTTTGGATAGATATAAATGATGGCAACAAGTTATATGTAAGAGTTTCAGGTGCTTGGGTGTCTGCTCAAGATGCAGCGATAGGCACGGCGCAGGCAGCCGCCAATGCCGCAGCCGCTGCCGCTGGTGTTGCTCAGGCAGATGCAACAGAAGCTTTGGCCGATGCCGCCATTGCCTACAACGCAGCAGTTGCCTCACTGCAGCCAAGCGCGAACACAATCGTCAATGCCAGCAACCAAATGACTGCCATTAAAAGTAATGGAATCACGGTTTTTTCAGGAGCATCTGCCACAAGCGGGCCTCGTATTGTGATGAACTCTTTGGGCATTGCGGCTTATGGCTCAGGCAGCTCAGTCAATATAACAAATGCAGTCGGCAATGGAACGACAGTTACATATACCGCTAGTGGTCACAGTTTCACAGTTGGTAAAAGCATCACAGTAAGTGACTTAGCCCCTGATGGATATAACGGTTCCTTTGTTATCACCGCAGTTTCGGCTGGCTCAACATTTACTGTTGCCAATACTACGACAGCGACACTGACCGATGCCAATGGAGTTGCTGAGTTTGCAACCTTGGCAATCAGCGCCACAACTGGCAACGCAGTTTTCTCAGGTAGCGTTACAGGATCAACGATAATCGGCGGCACTCTTAATATCGGTGGCAATGCCATCATTGATGGCACTGGGCTATTGACGGCGACAGGTGCAACGATTACAGGCAGAATCAATGCCACTGCTGGTTACTTTGGCACTCCGACAAATGGTTTTGACATAAGCACAACTGGCCTTGTCGGTGTTGGCAATGGTGTGATTTCAGGTGGAGCAATATCTGGCACCACATTTACAAATGGCTCAACATTCAATGTGACTTCAAGCGGTGTCCTAACTGCTACTTCAGGAACCATTGGCGGTTTTACTCTTACATCAACAGGATTTAGTGTAGGCGCAATTGGTGTTTCAATTAACACAAATGGAAATGCTACCTTTGCCACTGTCACAACAAATACAAACCAAAACAATGTATTTGGCGGTCCAATAAAGGCACTTGATGGGATTGAAACAACAGGAAATATAAGTGCAACTTCTGGTGTAACAGTTACTGGCGCTCCAATTTATACAGGCGACGCCACCACCACCCCAAGCACTCAAACTGCAGGCATAGCTTTAACCCAGGGTGGAACCATAAATGCACGTCGAAGCAACAACAACCCATTAAACCTTCACATTTTTGATGTTACCGCAGGAACAGGCACAAGCGTTCCAGTTATTCAATTTATTCGTAATGGCACAAATCGCGGAACTCTTGAAGTTTTCGGCAACACTACAGCTCCTACCTTAGTCGGCTCTTCTGATTATCGCCTCAAAGAAAACATTAGAGATTACACAGAATCATTAGATAAATTGTTAGCCACAAAGGTTCGTGTTTTTAATGAAGTAGAAGATGCACAACATAGTGACGTTATAGGTTTTGTTGCCCACGAATTTGCCGAGGTATTTCCAAATATGGTTAATGGCCAAAAAGATGCCGTTGACGCAGAGGGAAATCCAATATATCAAAAATTGAGTTATAGTAATCTTATTCCACATTTGGTTGGCGCAATTCAAGCATTACACAAAGAAGTTCAAACACTCAAGGGGGAATAAATGGATGAACAACTAGATGTCAATGAGATATTGGCAGCGATGCGTCAGCAAATAGGGGTAATGGCACAAGAAAATGCCATCCTAGTTGCCAAGATAAAGAAGTTGGAAAATGGACTTAAGGAGAAAAATGACAGTCAATGATTGGGCCGCTTTAATATTAGCGGTCATTTCCATATTAGGATCATTTATAATTATGATCCGTTGGTTAGTTAGTCATTTTTTAAATGAATTAAAACCTAATGGTGGTACTTCACTTAAAGACTCGGTCACAAGACTTGAAGCCCAAATGGAAGTAATAATTGAAATGCTAGGCAAAAAGACAAGGAAATGAATGAAGCGTGTAGTCAAAGTAGCGTCACCTGCTGCTACTGCTGTGCTCCGTCAAGCGACAGCGCTGTTTCCGAAGCGCAAGAAACTGTCAGACGGATTGTTGCCTTCGTTAGCGCATCAGAAAGCCAACCCGAATTCGGACCACAATACTGGGCTAGCAGTAGATTTGACCCACGACCCTGAAAATGGGGTTGATTGCAATGAGATCTTTAAAAAACTAAAAAAAGACAAAAGAGTTAAGTATTTAATATTTAATGGAAAAATATGGATTCGTGGACAAGGAGAGAAAGTTTACACTGGTAGCAACTCTCACCGCAATCATATTCATATTTCTATTAAAGATACTTGCGGGGAGGACATTTCCCCTTGGTTTGCTTGGACAGTAAAAAAGACTAAAAAGAAGCCAGTTAAAAAGAAATTAGCGGTAAAAAGTGATAAGATAGCAAAAATAAAAAAGAACTCCATTTTGCTGTCGTTATTTAAGAAAGGTAAAAAATGAAAAAACTAAAAGAGTTAATTAATAAAACTAAAACGCCTAAGTTTAAGTCTGCGTTTAAGTCCTATCTTAGAGCAGTTCTAGCCTCAGCAGTAACCATGGGTCTAGCTCTATTAACAGACCTTGCTCCAGAGTATGCCATCCTAATCGGCGGTCTTACTGCGCCTATCGTTAAGTGGGCTGATAAAGCTGAATCTGATTTTGGCAGAGTTCGCTAATATGATAAACTCGGGGGGTTTATCAAAAGATATTGAAAAATTATTAACGGAACAAATCACACCAACTTGTATCATAGGTAAGATTAAATTTGAATTATCTGAACAAGATGCAAATGCACTTGATACTCTAATAAATTCAAAAGTAACAGTTTTGCAAATATGCAATATATTACGAAAGCATAATTTTAAAGTCGGTAATACAGCAGTTGCGGTGCATAGAAAAAAACAATGTTTATGTTATAGGAGTTTATGACTCTCTCGGATGATATAAAAAAATTACAAATTGATGCAGACGAATCTGTAACTGAACTACGTCAAACACTTTTAAGAACACAAAAAGAATTATCTAAAGCAAAACAACGCACAGAAGAACTAGTTGAAGCCACAATTCAAGCATGTAAAGATGCAACTCTTGCTTTAGGCCCGATGAAGCCTATTGAAGGTCCAAAAGCCGATAAACGTAAGAAAAAAGCTGAAGTAGCTTTATGGCATTTGACCGATTGGCAAGGCGCTAAAGTAACTCCATCTTACAACTCTGAAATTATGCGTAAAAGAGTTATGTTATTTACTGAAAAAGCAACAAAGATTACTGAAATACAACGCCAAGATCATCCAGTTAATAACGTTGTGGTTTGCTTTGGCGGAGATATGGTAGAAGGTTTATTTAATTATCCTGCTCAGCTTTGGGAAATTGATCTCAGTTTGTATGACCAATACATAACGGTTAGTCGTTTGATTGTGGACGTAATTCGTCAAGCTTTATCAGTTTATAATCATGTAACAGTTATACCAGAGTGGGGAAATCATGGCAGAATCGGAAACAAAAGGGCGGATGTACCGAAATCTGATAATTTTGATCGTATGTGTTATGAGTTGGCTCGTCAGTTATTATGCTCTGAAGAAGCAATTCAAAAAAGACTAACATGGGATCCATTACATGGAGTTGAAGATATTCAACGTATTGAAATTGGCAATTATCGAGCTCTTCTTATGCACGGCGATGAAGTTGGTAGATCTGGTTTCGCTTCTCCGTCCGGATGGCAAGCAGCAGGAAATCGCTGGAAAGCAGGAGCTTACGACTGGGAATTTCAAGACATCTACCTGGGTCATTACCATCGTCATGCACAGGAACCGTTATCAGATGGTCTTGGATCAGTATATTGGACCGGATCACCAGAATCAGATAACAGGTACGCGCGCGATTCTATGGCCGCCTCAGGTGTTCCTTCTCAAAGACTGCACTTCATTGATCCCGAACGAGGTCGTGTCACTGCTTGTTATCAAGTTTGGTTAGACTAATGAATCGCAAAGAGATCTTAGACGAAGCAACACATTTAATTTACAACGATAGGCAAGCAGATTATGGAACTCCACAGGAGAACCACAACCGCATTGCAAAGCTTTGGAGTGTAGTTTTAGGTATTACCGTAGAACCTTGGCAAGTTGCATTATGTATGAATCAAGTCAAAGTTGCTCGATTAGTCCAATCACCTGAGAAATTAGATGGTTGGGTAGACGGTGCAGCTTATATGGCTATTGGCGGAGAACTGGCTACGGAGGAATAATGACAACACTCATTGCATACCAACATGATGACTATTGCATCATTGCTGCAGATACGCAAACAACTGGTTATGACATGCGAGCTGATTGTTCTCCTATGGGCAAAATTGCAGAAAACGGCAAATATTTAGTTTCTGCTGCAGGTTTAGTCCGAGGCATGAATCTGATCCAACATGCTTTTAATCCACCAGCACCTCCAAGAACAAAGAATCTAGACAAGTTTATGGTCACTCAGTTTGTGCCAAATCTACGCAAAACCTTTGGAATCTCAGGTTATGACATTAAATCTGAAGGCTATCCATCATCTTTTGAGAATGATTTCATAGTTGCTGTCAATGGAACTATCTATTTTATAGATGAAGTCTATGGATTAGAGAAGACGAAAGACAAAGTTTACACCACAGGAACAGGTGCCAAACTTGCCCTTGGAGCTGCTCACGCTCTTGGAATTGATGAAGTAGATGAGTATGAAGAAGCAATTGAGATCTTAGAACAAGCAGTTAAAACAGCAATCCGATTCGATATCAATAGTGGTGGACAAGTACAAGTAGCATTACAAACAAAAGCTGGAAAGAATCACATTGCATTTCTAGATTAAAAGAACAAAAAAGAAGCCCCTGCCTTTCGGCAGGGGCTCTTTTCTTTTTGTCTTAGCGAACCATCTCCAAGACTCGATCTGATAGAGATGTTCCTTGATTCATCATGAATCGCTCACCAGCCGCAAAGTCATTAGCTGAACGAGTTGTGCGGGTCCATTGTTCGAACTCTGTGAAAGCATTAACAATTCCCCATGCAGTTCCTTTGATGTTTTCTTGAGTGTGGCCATTCCAGATACCTAGAAGCATCTGGTGACGCT